CTTTGTCTGCTGGTCTGGAGCGTCATACCCGCCGTTTGCGTTATACGTAATTACATATCCTCCGCCAGAAGGAGATTCAGACGACGCTGGAACATCAAACGACAGTGAGGCTGTAGACTTTTTGCCAGAAAAACTTGAGGATGATGGGAATGTGAGTTTTGCCGTAACCGTAACGTTTTGCGCGGTGTCTGTTCTTTCCCATTTCCAAGTTTTAGTTGAGATATACGTAACAGAGTTTGCGCCGCCACTTGTTATTTTGAAAGTCTTTTGGTTACTAACTTTTTCCTGCCCAGTTCCAGTAACAGCAACCGTCGGTCCGCCCCCAGTAGATAATGTGAGCGAGCCGTCTTTCCCGTCGTTGATTCCTGCTGTAAATTCAATGTATGTATATGTATCGTCAGTTGTTACAGTGTATTTAAGGAACACCCTTACGCTTGCGTTATATCCTCCAACTGAACTAGTAACATAACTGCCGTATTTAGTTGTTGCCATTAGTTACCTCCATTCAGTGTGGCTTTTCCGCTTACTGTTGACGTCGAAGACACAGTAGTTGTTGTGTCGAGTACCCTGTAAATAACTCTAATTGAATCTTCTCCAGTTATCCCCGATATTTGGTCATAAAACTCTATGTGAGCAACTCCCCCGCTTTGGTTAGATAAAAGTCTACATTTGTTGGTCTCAAGCGTCTGATTTGACGGAAGCACAGTAAGTTCCGTGTCGAAATCTCCTGTGTTTTGATTAAATGCATAAACCTTTACCTTCTTAGGGTTTGACGTTACTTCCTCTTGTGCGATGTCGTGCGACAGCACAACCTTTTTCACTGCGTAAGTGCCTGCTCCGTTAAAGTCATTGTTCAAGAACTGCTCCTGCACATATTCACCGAGAAGATTATATGAATAAAGAAGGTCGCCCTTGTCTCCATTTGCACTCTGTGCGTATCTTATAAGCGGAATTGTGAGTTCTTCCATACCGAGTTCGTCAAGACCGTCATCATAGGTGTATTTCCAAACCTTAAAAACTCCAGCATAGTTGCTGTAGATATAAAACGCCGCGTCTCCGTTTCCTTCAAAGAAGTACGCCCTATCTACAGAGTCAATAATTCCTCCGTCGTCTTCAAGAAGCGACAGAGCATCGTCTTTGTAGCAGAACAGCCCAGCAGAAGTGAATATCATTATGTGGTCAACGCCAGAAAGGGTGAAGTAATAGCATCTTAATATTTCAATCTCTCCAGAATATCCACCCGTTACAGCGTTTTGAAAATCAACTTCTGTAAGCACTGTTTCCCATCCGAAACGCTTAACTGGATTACCAGACTCGTCTGGCATAATGTTAATCGCGTCTGGGCTTCTTTTCTTGTAAATCGTGGTTACGTCATTTGTGTAGTCAACGCCCTTAAATCCGCTATACATTGTTGTATAAAGTTTCGGGCTATCTGGTATATCTAACATTTGACCACCGCCTTAAATTTGGAATCCAGTCTGCACACGAAGTCTTGGCTTTTCTATATCCATAGTAATAAGCTGTGCTTCTGTTTCGTACAGATTGTAATATTGTGTTGCTTTCTCTTTGTCATCGTCAAGCCATACAAAATATGATGCTAATAGAGGGACAAGAAAATGCACTCTTTTCTTTAACGGAATCTCTGTGCTGTTCATTGTTCCGTCAGCAACGAATTTTGTATGCTCCGACTTATAAAAGACTGTGAATGTTCCCGAAATATCCCCTGCAATTACAAGGGTATCTCCGCTTTCTATATCATAGTCACTGAACGGCGTATATACATCGCCGTCGTCTATTCTTACAGGATTCTTGTCAAAAGCAATAAATTTGCCCTTCGTAAGACTTTCCATATCGTAATACTGATATTCTGTGTCTGTTCCGTCCTGTGATATTTCATACTTGGAGATTATCGGAAGAACATCACTCCCTATCATCGAGATTGCCCTGTTTATTGCTGTAGGAATGACATCCTGTTCGATATATTCTTCAATGGTGTCATCTTCCTCAAACGCAAGAGCTTTAATCTCTGTTGTTAATTCTCCATAGTTCATAGTCTCTCCTTACTTGCACTTTTTCTTTCCGCAGGATTTCTTTGGTTTAGTTGATGTTGTCTTTTTCTTACGAGCCATTATTTTTCTCCCTTCTGTGAGGTCTTCTTTTTAGTTGTGGTTGATTTTTTCTTTGGTGTCGATTCCTTCTTCGGCTCGACTTTTTCTTCGCTTAAATCGCCGTCTTTAGGCTGTAAATCAAAAATGACTTTTGCGGGGTTTTCTCTATTTTCGGCGATTAATTCATCGAGTTCTATCCTTCTCTGGCGAAGCATTTCTCTCTGTTTTTTTGTACTCATAATTTTCTCCTATACAAAAATAGGGCAGACCCAAAAAGAGCCTGCCCCGTGTTTGTGTGTCGTTATCTCATTTCGTAGCCAACGAGGGTAATGTCCTTACCTTCTGCGGCTGTAACTTCACAGGAAACTCTGATTTTTCCAGTTGTCTGGTCTACATACTTGGCTGAATCAAGCCAAATCATTGTAATACCAAGTGGAAGTGAAAGAGTCAGGTCATTAACGCCCTGATATGAGTCTCCTTTGTGAATCTTTACTGCACTGCTTGCAGTGTGAGTGTTGTTGAATACGAATACTGTCTTGTGGTCTTTGAAGTCAGCAGGGATATAAGCCTTGTCGCTTCCTGCGGCTGTATAACCAATAACTGAAAGTGCTGATGTGCCGAGCGCACCAGACAGCTTGTTAGGCGACCAACCATTGTATTCACTTGAACCGTAGTCCTGTCTTGAAATTGTAAAAGTTCTATCTGCCATATCTGTCCTCCTTATTTATATACGTTAAGGTCAATAATCTGCTTTGGCTGTACCATCAGACCGTCGAACAGTGTATAGCCCTTTACGCAGTCCTCAAATGCGAGGTCAGGTCTGTAACCTTCTGTGTGAGTGTAAGGGTTTACGAAAGCAAGAGCTTCGTCTGTCTTTAACTGAATGTGGTAAACATCGTGTGAAGAACCGTCTACCTGATGGTATACGTTATTTGATTCCTTCAGGATGATGCCGCCATATCTTCCAACTCTGCCGTTTGCAATCATAGCGGAGTTGTCTGTGTCGAGTTCAACGTATGCTCTCTTGAGCATCATAATGAACCAAGGTGGTGCTGTCAGCGTAACCTTTGTGTCTCTTGAAACATTGTTTTCAAGGAGCTTGAGATATGCTTCGTCGATAGCATCAAGGATTGACTTGTTGCTTGTGCCTGTAACGGAAATCTGCTGGTCGTTTGCAAATGCCTTTTCGCACTTTGCTGAAATGGTATTTCCAGAAGCGGCAGGTGTAATGTGCATCTGTGAAATGAAGGAGTCGATTTCTGTAGCCATCTTGTCCTTTGCCTTTGACATATACTTTGCCATCAGACCGCTACCGCCCTGTGCCTGTGCTTTGTCGAGGTCGCCAATCTTGAAGTTGAAGTGTCTGATTTCATTGATTGGCATATAGAGTGAGTTACCCTGCACTTCCTCTGCATTTGACAGAGTTCCGAGCTTACCATTGTGCCAAGCACCAACTGATACGTCTCCGAGTCCGAGGATTCTTACGCCGTCCCCCGGTTTTTTGGCGTCGCCTTCATAGCTGTGATTACAGTTTTCCTTGAATACTAACTTCTTGTCGAGGTCTTCTAAAAACTTCTGTGACCAGACCTCTGGCTTAAATTTCTGGAATGACATTATTATCTCCTTTTCTGCATCGAAGGAGATTAACTATTGTTTCTCTCCCAAGATGCCATTATCTTTTTCCAATTTGCTTTCTGCTGTTCGGGAGACATAGAGTCGATTTCCGCTTCTGTGTAATAGTCTTTTTCTGCCGCCGTTGATTTTACCGCGCCAGCTACTACGTCTGGTGGTTTCGGCTTATTAGCGTTCTCTCTTGCCTTGCAAGCCCAATAAGCGTCTTCTGCTCCAAGTCCTGCGCGAATGTAGTTCACGTACCCGTCGCCTAAATCAATTAGAGATTTTACCGTTGGGTCGATTGCCTGTATCGCGGCAAGGTCTGCCTGCATAGCGTTGTCAGCTCTTATCTGCCCAAGTTCATTTTCCAGCGACTCAATTCGCATATCTTTCTGGGCTTCAATTCTTGCCGATTCCATCTGCGCTTCGACTTCATCTTCCGAAAGTCCTGTAAGTTCTGCGAGTGCTGATATTTCGCCGTTGTCAACGCCCGTCAGCCTTGAAACTGCTTCTTCTCTTGCACTCTGGAGAGCCTTTAACTCATCGAGTTCTCTCCTTGCGGCTTCTGCTTCGGCTCTTGCCTGCTCTGATTCGCGTCTCATTCTCGCGAAAGCCGCATTAGTCTCTGAATCCTGTTCGACAGGTCCTTCGACTTCTTCGGAAACTGGTTCGGCGGATTCCAGTTCGTTTTCGCCTGTATCTTCGTATGACTGTTCAGCGACTTCAGTCTCGTTTACGCCTGTAGTGTCAAATTCACTCATTTGATACTTCCTCCTATTTTGTTTTATGTATTAAAAAAGCACCTTTATTGGTGCTGTTTTAATCGAGAAGGTGAGCAGTTTGCAGACTTGCTCAGGTCTTTGATGTAAATTATGAAAAAATTGAAAGGGGACTACATCTGCTGTGGCATCTGCTGTGCCGCCTGCATCTGCATCTGTGCCTGTTCCATAGCCTGTTTAGCCTGCTGAATCTTTCTTCTTTCGATGATTGACTCAAGACCGTGTTTTGGAACAGGTGATGTGTCAGTTGCAAGCTCAACCCATTCTTCAAGGGTTATCTGCTGTGCTTCAAGCAGTCTGTCTATTACATTCTGCTGTGCTTCTCTTGTGAACGAGTTGTCCTTTGTAACATCTATTCTTGTAATTGGTTTTATCTGGTCGAGTTCTTCCTTTGTTATCTGAACAGGAATCTCTCTTTCTTCGTAATTTACGGCAGGCTGTCCTGTCATTGGGTCAATAACAGGCTCTCCTGTCATCTGGTCTATCTGTGGGATAGGCACTGTCTGCTTCATAGCAACAGTCATTCCATCTGGAGAATAAACCTGCCACAGTTCAACCCAAAGATTAGCCATATCTTCAACGAACAGTTCAAGGTTTGCCACTGTTTCGTCGTGCATTGACTCTGCTTTGTCGTTTACTGCTGTGATTGCTGATGCGGCAACCCTTGAAAGGTCAATGTTACCCATTGTTGTATCACCAGAACCACTTAATTCCTGTGTTATTTCAAGTAGGTCGTCTGTAAGTTTCTTTGGTTCGTCGTTTGACTGTGCTGGGTTCAAGTACGAAACAGCTTGGTTTACTGACTGTGCGCCACCGCTTGAAACAGCGATAGGCATACCCACTTTCATAAGGTCTTCTGGGTTAGCGACCATAGTTTCATCGTAAGCCATTCTCGGATAAGCAGTGTTCTGCGTTGTCATAGAACGTCTTGCGAGTGTTTTATTAATTAATATCTGGTTAGGTATAAGTCCTTCAACCTGTGAAACGCCTCTTGCATCGTTAGGGAATTCTTCCCAACTGAACTTTAGTATCGGATATAGGCTTAAAGCTCTGCCCTGTTTGCCGAATGACATTTCAATCGGTGATGGTTCGCCCATCATAGCGGTTTCTTCAAGCACCATAGCGTTTTTAGTGCATTTAGCTACATAAACAACGTCTCTTTCGCCCTTGCTTACAAGAGTTCCAACCCTGTTTCCTTCTACATCTTCTGCAAACTGCATTTCGGTTACAGGCTCTTTTTTCTTCTCAAAGTGAGTTATGAGTGTAACCTTCATAGAATCGCTTGAATCAGCTGACTGCACTTCGTCTGTGTTACCCAAAGTGTAGTCTGTGTCTCTGTCTGGCGTGATTAACGAAACCTGTTCCTCGTCAATGCCGTTTTTGCGAGCCATTTCTTTGACTTCTTCAACGCTTCTACGTTCCTGTATGATTACGTAAGGCTGTCTCTGGATATACATTTCTGATTCATCACCAAACATAATGTCTGTATTGTTTAGAATCTGCACATCTTCGACTTCGCCTGTCGGATAATACTGATAACCGTCGCCAACGATGTTTCCGTGCTTGATTACACGCCTACAAAGAGTATCTTGGTTTGACTTCTCCCATTTTGCAGAAAACATCTGCGAAAGTTTCTCATAAACTGGCTGTAAATCTTCTCTGCCGTCCATATCGGAGTAGTTTACTGCCATTCTGTTTGTATATATTGTTGTGGTTTTACGCATAACATTGGCGTGTATGAAGTTCAGGAAAGGAAGTTCCTCTCCGTCTGCTTCTACACCTTCCCACTGTTTGCCCACAAAGAAGTTCCAGCATTTATTTGAACGATTCACAAGGTCTTTCGTGTCTAAATAGTCACGACCTTTTTCGTATCTTCTCCAGAACTTTGTTGACTGTGCTGTTTCTATCATCTATCCACCTTCACTTTAACCTGTCCGTTGGATGTGCCGTCATATCTGTCGATGTTGTTGAGGATTTGAGTCTCCCTGTCCTGCATCGGAGTCATTTTCGGCTTGTCTTTCTTTTCTGGTACATTAAAAAACGGCATTTCTGCCGCTTCTTCTGGTTTATCTGCTATCTTCATACCGAATTTCATAGCCTTAAAGTAAAAATAAGGCGTGGAAATGATATACAAGACCAAAATAACGAATATAAAGTTAAATAGCATTAATACGTCCCCCTATATCGAGTTTCTTGCGAGGTCTTTCGCTCGGAAGTGTCCATCCGCTTGTCTTTTCCTTAAACGCACCAAGAAGCCTGCCTTTTCTTGAGTATGCAAGTTTAGCAAGAGCCATTGACATACTGTCAACCATATCATCGTGCTTGTCGTTAGGAAACTTGGCGCACTGTTCTACGAACTTATGCGTCATTGGGTCGTCTTTTGGAAGATAGACATTCCCTGCTTCAATAATAAAAGAGACAGCATTAACGCGAGCCTCTTTGGATTTATCTGGCGGTACTGCTATAACGCCCATAATTTCGTTTTTAAGCGTTTGAATTATGGCTGTACCATTTGCCGCATCTTCTATGAAAACAGCTCCACAGCGAGTGTAATGTGCCTTTAAGAGCCTAATCTTATGCAGTGTGCCGTGGAAGTTAAGGTGTTCATTAACCATTAATACAAGATAGATTTTATTCTCTTTCTTGCCCCAGATGGAGATTGCAACGTAGTCGTTCTTCTCTCCGTCCTTAAAGGTGGCATCAACCGACATTATCATCTGGTCAAATCTTATTTCTTCCGATGGGTCATAGTATCTCCACCAGTCTTTTTTAAGAATATTACCTTCCTGTATTGTCGGATGTCCCTGATAAAGTGCGTACCAAGACCGAAGTCCATTCTCGGAAGTGAACATAGCTTTAAACTCTTTAAGCCAAGTCTCGCCCTTGCCTATCTCTGGACAAAGTGGCTGTCCTTCTTTTCTGCCTAAAGGGTCGGCGTCAACATCTTCACACTCACATTCGTAATTAACATAAGTGGTAATGTCGCCCATCTGCTCCATTATCCTGCCTGCTATGTCATCTTCGTGCCATCTTGTCATAATAAGCACGATTTTAGAACCAGCCTGCGTTCTTGAAATAATGGAATCGACAAATTCATTCCACACCGAGTCCCTTGTCCGCTCGGAGTCTGCCTGTTCTCTGTTCTTAATCGGGTCGTCTATGATTATCAGGTGTCCAGAGTGTCCTGTAAGACCAGAACCAACACCCTTGCTTATCATTCGCCCTTTATGCCCTTTAATCTGAAACTCTCTTGAGGTGGCTTTCTTCGGGTCTACTTCAACTCCAAAGATGTTTCCGAACTCCTTTACCTTCTCCAAGTTTCTTTTGCCAAATCTTTCTGCAAGGTCGTCACCGTATGACACCTGTATTACAGAATTGTCTGGGTGTTTCATTAAATACCAAGAAGGCAAAGTCTCTGTTATGGTTGTAGACTTTCCGTGCTGTGGCGGTGTATTGATTATCATAATCTCATACGCCTTGTCTGTGGTCTTTTCCACAAACTCCTGCACCCTGTCGCACAAGTCCTTGTGAAACACAGATGGCTTCCACTTCAAGTCCTCTGGTTTAGCCTTTGGGTTATTTACAAAGTCAAGATTATGTACGTGGAAACAGTAATTCTTATATATCCCCTGTACTCCACTTAAATATATGTCTTGCTCATTCATATCTTCCCCTCTGGGTCGAACCTGTAGTGAGGTTCTCCTTTCTTTTTTTATGTTCTACAAAAAATTTATGTACGCTTTTAACCAATCCCAGAGAGGTTTTGGTCGAAGGTGTTGGACTCGAACCAACTCTATCCGCGACAAACAGCCAATCCAGTTTGAGTACCTTCGTCTTTTTTCGTGTGAAAAAATTTTTGGGAAATTCTTCTGCGCGTGAGACCCCACCCACCCCTCTCTCTACGACACGCCGCGCCGATGGGGGAAGTGATTCCGCTCGTCCCCCTGTCCCGATTGCGGGTTACGGGTCAAGGTATATGGCACTGTCAGTTACCGCCCGTACGTTTCATTCTATCGCTCGCGTGTTCCTTACCTGTGTGGTGGTGTATGGTGTGGTGTATGGTGGGATATACTATTCCGATAAATAGCATAAAAACAGCTTCAACCGTTCAAT